GGAGTGCCCCATGGAATCGAGCTCTGCTCCGACTTGAATCAGTTTTATAAATATATGAATGACTTTGTAGGTAGTAAAAGAGGTTTATCTTCAGCTATTAACTATTTAAGGATTTGTAAAGCTAAATACATAGAGTCATTAGACATACATGATTCTAATAAACTAAAAATGCATGAATGCATGGCTCACTCGTATGAGACTACTTTAAGTTGGTATGTTTAAAAAAAAAACTTCCCCATTAGTTTATATATTTTATATAAGAAGTTCTATTTCAAACTAATGGGGAAGTTTTTTTTATCTTAAATTATAATCAGTTAATTTAAAATGATTTAAAGAGATATCTATATTATATTAAATTATGTTATCACAATTATCCGCAGATTTACAAAATAAAATATATGATACCATAGATTATAAATCAACCTGTGATAAATTTTATTGCGATTTAGAATTAGAATTGATACCAGATATTTACGGGTTTGTATATTTTAAATTACACGATTTTTTTAAATACCGAGAATTTAAGTTTCTAAATCCTTTCGATTATAGACATATACAATTAATTTTACCAGATTACGAAGTAAAATTTATTTACATTAGTTTAGAAAGAAACGATGTTATTATTGGTAACGACGATGACGATTTTGATGATATAGAAAATGAATACAAATTTATCAATGCATTTGACGTAAAATTTGGTTGGAAATTTCTAGTATACGAAAGTTTAAATAAATTTTTATAGTAATTATTTTAGATAGTTTATCTTCTACAAGATTAATTTAAACACAAACTAGCTTATTTTAAATTGAAAAATATTAATTTAAAATTATATTAAAAGCATAATCCGATGAATAAAAACTCTAAAATAAAAATGGCTTTGACAGAATCGGTAAATGTATTTAGACTTAATAAGGTCATTGGATTATATCCACATCTTCGTAATGACTTTGACATATTTAATGATAATGATAATGGAGAACAATATTACAAAACATTGCTCCCCATGTTACAAACATATCTCAAGGGTATTAATATAATTAATGACGATATTGGATGGCGTCGTGTTGATTATATTCCACCAAAAACCAAAAAATCAGAGGATGATGGTATTAAAAGGAGATTATACCCTAAAAAGGCTATTGGTCTTGTCAGTTTTCCAAGAGAGATTAGAGACTATCTACTTCACGATAATCATAACCAACCCCTTGTCGTAGATTTTGATATTCAAAATTGCCATCCAGTTATCTATTATCAGTTTTTGGTAAAAAATGGATACTCCGAGGACAAACTTCAGTTGTTCAAAGATTATATCGACCATAGGAGGAATTGGTTTGATATTTACGGACAAGATATTAAAAGGTATATTATAAGTGTTATTAACGGAGCACAACAATTAACTTTTGAAACCGACCGAAAAGGAGGACCCGACCGAAAAGGAGGACCCGACCAAAAGGGAGAACGTGAAAATATATCCGAAGAGGACTTTGAAAAATTAGATTGTTTAGTCCGAGAAATATGGAAAACTCACGATTGGATACAAGAAAAATATCAACTTGATGGTTTGGTAGAATTGAAAGATTTTATATTTAAAAAAAATACTGAAATTGAAGCTCAAATTTTAGATATTGCAATGGAATTTGCAAGGGATTTTTCCAAATCTGAAACTATAACTAGTATCTATGCTTATGATGGGTTTGCTGTCCATCGTAGAGGAGTATTCAAAAAACCAGAGCAAGTTGATAAATTCTTAGAATTGTTAAACAAGCGCGTTTATGAGGAAACGGGGTACAAATGTGTGTTTGTAGATAAACCTCTAAAAGTTAATCCGAAACTGCAAGAATTTTTAGATAATACTCATATTGATACACCTGTTAATCGTGCTTATGATATTAGATTAGAAAACGGACAATTTTTATCTGATATTATTACTCAAAATATATTTGAGGACTTTCCAGAAGATATATTAGTTCTTAAATCTGGAATGGGAGATGGTAAGACTGCTTTGGGTATGAAATGTATTCAACAACTACGAGCTAAAGGGAAACACATTACTACCTTGTCGGTTCTTAATAGAATTTCACTCATCGACAATCTAAAACATGATTATCCGTTTATGTATTCGTATAGGGAAGATGGGACCATTGGAACAGAAATACACGGAGTTGGTAAATCTGTAGTAATCTGTTGTGAAAGTTTATATCGTTTAACTTTGGCTACTAAACAACAATGCGACTATCTTATTCTTGATGAAGTTATGAGTTTATTACCTCAAATGACATGTTCAGACACGCACGGTAAACACCTTAAGATGAATCAACAAATCCTATTAGGTTTAATTAAAACCGTGAAGAAAATCATTATTTTAGATGCTAATGTATCACAACAAGCCATAGATTTTATCAAGTCTATTAGACAGAAATCAGAAATTGATACTACAAACGTAGAAGTTAAACAATGGTCAGTTGCTCCTCGGAGACCTCGTAATATCTATTATGATACTAATATTACTTCTAGAATGGTTGATAGCCTGAATAATGGAAAAAGACTATTTGTTCCTTGTACAAGATCTATAAAGTTCGGAGAAGGCACTATTAGGAAACTTAGGGAAACATTTCCAGATAAAAAAATGGTTTATATTAACTCGGAAACTAAAGGCGAATCTGATATATCTGAATTATTACGAGATACTAGTTTGTGGGGTAATTACGACCTTATTATGATTTCTCCTTGTATCAGTACAGGTGTTAGTTGCGTTCTTCGTGATGCTTTTGACGAGGTATTCTGCTTTTTTAGTCCAAGTTCTACTAACCCTTTGGACGCATCTCAACAAATTGGTAGAGTTAGATATCCTACTACTAATAATATTTACATTGAGATATCACAAAACGGAAATCCTACATATAGGTTTGGAGCTCGTACTAAGGAACAAGTATTAAAAATGATATACAACAATACCCACAATTTATATAAAGATAATTCACACTTGGTTGATACAGAATTTAATTATACCAATTTTAAAGAAACCCTACAACGCACTCCGAGAACTGAATTGTTCTTATTCAATTATTCTGAACAATCACGATTATATTCTGATTACAGAGCTCATTTGCGAACTGCTCTTGAAAATACATATATTTGTAATTTTACTTATGATAACGAACAATTAACAGATATTGAAGGTCAATTTAGAAAAAGTGCTAAAGAACATGGATTACAATATCTAAATGAAAAAGCTACTGGGATATTTAACTCTCCTAATCTTTCAACTGACGAATATTCTTATCTTGAAATGAAACAGAAAAAAGGCGTTGAACTATCCAAACAGGATTTATATACTATAGATAAATATTGGCTCGGAGTGAATACTAAAATACAATTATCCGGAATAGACAAATTTGTCCAAAATCATCCTACACGAACTCCACGGGTATTATTCAAGGTTCTAAACTCTAAAGCTTGTGCCGTTGTCAAACCTCTAAATCGGTTTATTAAAAATCTAAAAGGTGTTGGACCAGAAAGCGACAATTCACAATTCTTGGAAAAACTATTTGACCCTGTCCAGTTCAACTTGAATGATTTTAAAGAAGAAGAAAATATCACTACCAAATGGCTTACAGAAACTCATAATGGCACTATGTTAAAATATATTTGGGCTGAAAAAGTTCTAAAATTATTTGGTGCTCGTAATCTCTGGGATGCTATCAGTCTAACAGACGAACAATTCAAAACTGGATTTGTAAAATTCGTAGACTGGCTCAAGTTGTTATGTGTTCCTCTAAACCACGGAGTTTTTAACTTTAATCGTATTATGGACTTGTTTAATCTTACTGAATTAGGTGGAGGACAATATACTCTAAAAACACTTGGAAAAATAAGTTCAAATTCAAAAGCTAAACCTTCGGATTTTAAACCTATCATTAACCAAATTCTCCGTCCTATTGGTTTGTCGTTTAGAAGCGAGAGAAAACAAAAACAAGTCAAAGGTGTTCGAACTTCTACTCAAATTACAACATTACAACTCAACTATCCCGTTCTCTTGAATTATTATCTCGAACCAGAACCTGATTCTTATATTACTACAAAAAAGGGTCATTTAATTCTTGATAAAGATACAATTCCAGTTCTAACATCAGGAAGTTCAAGATTGAATCTGAGCGAGACTTGGATTGAATTATACCAGTCTTCGGTGTTCTATCATTTACCACAAATTCAATGTTCTTTAGATGATGAAGACCAAGCAAAAGACCAAGTTGATAAACAGGATGAATAATGATAAAAATGTTAATTTAAAGACATAAGTTTTTTTCAAATTTTGGACGAAAAAAAATTAAGTTGGTTTCACCTTCGAAAAAAAACGACTAAAAAATCCCAGGCTCAATTTAGGAACAAAAAACTTCCCCATGAGTTTGAAATAGGACTTCTTATATAAAAAACATAAACTCATGGGGAATTTTTTGTGAAGCTGGATCAGGCTGTTTTGGTCGCCTTAATTAACTAAACGTAATGTAATATCACCCAAAATTTATTTAAATATTAAATAATAAATTACGAATTGTTAATTTAAATACATAAAAAAATATATATTAAATTATATATGAGTGATTTAGAAGGTCGTGGGCACAGAGAAATATTTTTAAAAACTATCAAGTCATTAAGTGTAGTTCCACAGAATTATTTGACAGAATGGGAAATATATAGAAACCAATCTACCAGACCAAATATACCATATCCACACGAAGATGAAAAATGGATTTGTGAATGTGGAATATACGGGAGACCAAAAGTTCATAAAAGATGTATATGTAAACAACATATAGGACCTTTTTTTACATTAATAAACAAATTGAACAGAAAAATAATTTGGATCGGTTGTGATTGTGCTAAACAATACATGGGAATAAATGGTCCAGAGAATACCTGTTTGGAGTGTGGGCAATATACAAGAAAGAATAAGACTAATTTATGCCCTAAATGTAAAAAACTATATGTATTAGTTGAGGGACAATATAAAAATATGACGTTTCATCATGTATATGATATAGATAAAAAGTATTGTTGTTTTATTAGAGAACATCCAAACCTTACAAGTAGATTTATATTATTTCAAAAATGGTTATTAGACCAACTCAAAAAAAATCCTCCAAAATCACCATAATAATATTGTAATTTAAAGACTTATTAAATTA